CCGTAAGCCCTGTTTACTCCTGAAACCCGACACCTGAAGAGCGGATGCATACGCGTCCCTGCCGCATCTCCTTTTATCGTTACCGATAAAACATCTTGCATCGCCAAGAAGGATGTGCATAGTAATAAATCATGCCTTCACCAGACCGACATTTCGCAACAGCCGCTATTTTCACGCAATCCACTGGCTTGACTCCCAACAGCGGTGACGCAGCCCTCTACATCAAGAGTGATAATAAGGCCTACATCAAAGACTCTGCTGGATCAGAAGTCATCGTAGGCGGGACAGGCACGATTGCCGGAACGCTAGGCACGGTGGACAATGCTGTGCCACGGGCGGATGGGACTGGAGGTATTACTGCGCAGGGTAGCGACATCGTGATTGATGATGCTACCACTAGCACCGCGAACAATGTCGCTATCACGAACCAGCACACGGGACAAACCAACTCTGCGCTCGTCCTTACGCCAAAAGGCACAGGGGCCTTTATTGTTGGCCTAAAACCGGATGGAACGAATACTGGCGGAAATGCAAGGGGGACAAATGCGGTCGATTTGCAGACCACCAGAAGCGTGGCAACTCAAGTTGCAAGCGGCACAAGAAGTTTTATAGGCGGAGGAGAAAGAAACATTGCATCCAACACAAACAATGTAGTCTCTGGCGGTTACCAAAACACAGCATCTGGCGGTTTTTCTAACATAATCCCCTCAGCGGTTTGTGGTGGAGGTCAAAACACTGCCAATTCTATGGGGTCTTTTGTTGGAGGAGGTAGATCAAACGCTGCAAGCAACGATTATTCTATTGTTGGTTCTGGATATTCAAATAACGCGTCAGGAAACGCCTCTGTTGTTTGCGGAGGAGGTATTGGCGGTGGGGACATAGGTGCAGGGAACACTGCTTCAGGAACTTGGTCAGCAATTTTAGGTGGAAGCGCCGCACTTGCTAACAGAACAGGCATGCAAGCTCACGCTGTAGGACAATTTGCGGCCCAAGGCGATGCCCAGCGCGCGCGCTTCGTCCTTCGCAATAAAACGACAACGAACGCGGCAGTCGAGCTATTCTTGAACGGCAGCACCACCCGCCTCACGATCCCATCTGGAAAATACCTTACAGGCACAATCAACATCGCTGGCATCAAGAGCGATGGTGCGACTGCTGCCCGCTATATTCGCCAATTCTCTATTAAAAATGTCGCAGCCACAACTTCTCTTGTTGGAACTGTAGATACAGTTGGAACAGATATTGCAAACAGCACGACCATCAGTATCACGGCGGATGATACTAACGATGCGCTGAAGGTGGAAGTCACCGGAATCGCGTCAGAGACATGGCGCTGGGTGGCGTCTGTTGATGTGGTAGAAGTAGCTTACGGAACATAATTATGAAGACCTACGGAGTAGTATTCGCTGACGGTAGAAAAGAACTCATCTCGATTGTATTGGATGACGAAGGGAATCCGCGCTTGGATACCTTGGCTCCCTACCCTACGCCGGATGATTGGGTGGAACCAACGATCATTCCGCTAGTGAAGATCGAGAAGCCAGCAGAAGGCGAGTGGAATCCAGTTGTCGTGTGGTTTGAGGATCGTGTAGAGCGCCAGTGGGAGGCGGCTTAATCCTCGCCCCAATCTTGGGAGGCATACTCTTCGTCGGGCATCTCGACCTTCTTCTCTTCCCGCGCCCAGAATCGATTAGTCGGAACAGGTTTATCGTTACCGATAAAAACGAGTCCGTATCGGCGGGCTAGTTCAACGGCATAGCTCAAACTATCACTCAAGTCCGGGGAAGAACCAATTCTACTTTTGTAATCATTTTTTGTTTCGATACTAATCTTCTTATTCTTTATGGAGTATCTCCGAAGACATAGTTCCCGCCCAAGTTCAGAAGCATAGTCCACTCCATATAGCACACGACTTTTGAATGCGTGGAATACAGAGTATTGATACTCGCTCACAATTCTGTCATAGACTTCATTACATGGACGCTTATCGACATCGGCGGCGATTCGGTCGGTTGGTTTACCCATTGAGCTAATCAGCACGATGCTGTGCCCGCTGGATTCATACTTGAGCCACTCGCGGATGATAGCTTGGGCCACCCGCCCACCATCACCAGAGACATCCATACCGAATCGTTTTGGTTCCACCCCGGCCTCGCGGCATAAACGAACTGTCTCGGTAGCAAGTTGGACTTCAAACTCGGCGCTGGCAGTGGCAGAGATTTGAATGATGTGCTGCTTCTCCACATAGAGGACACGATTCCTAGTTCCGCGCACATAGCCTAGCTTGCCGATAGTCAGCACACACCTATCTCCCCCAGCGGTGAAAGCAGTATCGAATCCCGCGACCTTGACTAGTCCCTCAGAATCCCAGAGAGGCTCTTCATTGGTATTGGCATTCCGTATCACATCGGCGGTCAGAATCGTCTGGGCAAAGCCGGACTTGGGCCACCATCCGATAGCATTGCGAACATAGTCCACAGCATTCTCGTCGCCGTAGCATTGTTTGAGCATCTGCGCCTGCTTGTTACGATCCATGAGGAACGGGAAAGGAGGCGGCTCGCCAGCTGGGGCTTGGAAGTTCGGGGACTTCATTCCATTATAGAAAAGGCACACACCAGTCTCCGTCTCCCACTTCTCCATGCCCATGTCCACACCATCAAAGTTTGTGGCACCCTTGGGCATACACCATCGCGTGTGAGGATTGTCCCCGACAGACGGGTTGCCGATACCGATAAATGTCTTGTCGTTGTTTGATGTTAGGTTGATTTTGGCAGTCAGCGCACCCATCTCCATTTCTGGCAACTCGTCTAGTGCTAGACGCACTCTATCGTTCTTTCTACCACGGGTAGTGTCGATAGCCTTCTTTCCCTCATTGCCCTGCGGGAATGCAAGAGCCTTGATCGCATTGCGGTAATCGCGCTCATCTCCTCCGTCCCCACCACCCCAGACAATCATGTGACGATAGTCCATGAGGTTCCCGATCTTTACCCGCGATGATTTCCAGAGTTTCGAGATGATGCCCCAGATACGATCTTCGGCGGCGCCAAGGGTAGTCGTAGCCACCCAAGAAGAGGTGCATGTCGGAGCGGAACACCAGTCGAGGAGAATCCAAAGACCAACAGGAAAAGAGTTGTGGGTGACAACGCCATTGCCCAAGAGGAATCTATGATTTCCGTCAACTGAAAAACCATAGTATTCGCCTATCCCAATATCTTCCACTTCAAAAGAGGTGGCCGCGCAATCACGCAAAGTTGCAACTTTTTTCAGCGGCTTTTCTTTCAATGGAAGACTGCCAAGTTCTTTGCCGGAAAGCCTAACTCTATAGTAGATTTCAGAAAATCTAATAGACTTGATTGAACATTTCTTTTCTGAAAGCTTTGCTTTAATGCCGAGTGATTCTGCCAATTCTTTAACTTGAAACGCTAGATTCTTGAACTTGGAGATATATTCAAATCCAGTTTCTTGGTGTATGTGTCCATCGCTATCAAGCAGGCCAGCCAACACGGATCGGCGGGTTTCAATGTCGTTATACAAGTATTGGTCTAAAATAAACTTTTCTCTGCCATGTTCAGTGTCTTTGGACGAAGTTCTAACAAAATCTGTAAATGAGTTGCTTTGCTTGTCAGACCTAGCGCAAAAGGTTTGACAAGACTTTTCGGCGTATCCTACATGAACGCGAAATCCAATCGACTCAAAATAAGATGTCCAATAATCAGACATTGGCCCACTAGGAGTGTGGAGTATTGGTCTATCTGTTCCGCCATCTCCGAGCCACGCGCCATAGCAATATGGATCAAATGGTATATCTCGCTTTTCAAATTCTGCAGCTACAGAAAACTGAAGAAGCCTTCTTTTTTTGTCATTTGATAATGCCAAATACTCTTCAATAGGAATGTCAATTATGTCTCCCTTTTTCCACTTGGTTCCAAACCTTCCAGAGCCACATCGCTTATTGTATCCAACCTTCAGCGACAATATGTGCGAGTCATTGCACACCCAAGCCTCGCCGCGAGTCGGAACAATCTTATATAGTTTCGATACCCCTGATGTTGTAGATAAAACTTTACGAGCAGTTTTGTCGTCTCCGCAAATCAAATCCCCAGCCTTTACATCTTCTACATTCTTAATTGTTCCATCATACATTCTGACGGGGGTTCCTTTGCCTAGGCACTTCCCCATACTAGCTGCGCCCGCGAGAACCACATCGTCATTGTTACAGAGTTCCTCAAGCGTCCTCAATAATTGTGTGTTCGTATATCCCCGCGAGAAGATCGAAACATCCGTAGGCCA